CGGCCCCGTTAGGGGCCGGCGGGGGGATTGGGGATATTGCTTACTTAAGCAACGTCCGTCCAGCCACGTTTCAATCGTTCGCGGTGTGGCACCGCGTACTCTAATCCTCGTAACTCCTCTAGAAATCTATCGTCACGATAGAAGCCTTTGAGGAGCGAGTCTTGGATGTTCCACCAGGAACAGTTTGGAGCATGGTCTTCCATGCCACTAACCAAGAGGATCGGGCTCTGCCATTTCTGAAGTCTCCCATTCCAACGGAGATATTCAAAGGATGACAGTTTGGCCCAATCACACGGCATGTACCTGACAATACCCTGGGCCTGAAGGTTGTTGCTTTTTGACAACTTCCAACCGGCTTTGGATACTGCCCTATACAGACCGTCCGAGGCAAGGCGATAACCGCTAACCCGAAGCTCCTTAGCTAGGGTACAGGCGGACATAGCGCCAGAGGCAGAGGACATATCAGTTTTCCGCAGTCTGAGAGGCGTAACATTGACACCTTTGAAGGCGTCAACGCCACAGGATTCTCGGAAGAATCCGTGCCTAAATGTCTTGCTCATGTTGGGTATTAACCCAGCACGTGTCAAGCCATCTAGCGCACCATCCCAGAACTTACGCGGGAACATGATGTCGTCTCCGAAGACATAAACATCGTTACAGTCTATACCATAACGACATCTGATGCCAGATCTAACCAAGCTGTAGAAGATAAGGCTCTGCACGGGGAACGTTAATGCGTTGCCCATAGGAGCCCACTTCCTCAGCGATATGACGCGTTCATCTAACATACGTACACTAGTAGCTCGACTGCAAGAGAGCTTACTGTAAGCATAATCTCCGAAGAGATTACGCACCAGTTTGCAACTCAAACGGTCGCTGGCCTCCTTTAGATCGAGAGTTACAAACTCCCGATCCAGTGAGGACTTAAGGGCTAAGCCACCATTGACCCCTTGATCCTGGAAGTTAATTCTTCCATGACTTTGGGATTTCTTGGAGACAATCGCCCGCTCTAGTAACCGCCGACATCCCTGCTGTATCCATATCGCCTCTTTGGGGTGCACGCATATTAAGCGTGGACCCCGAGAGTCCTTAGGTACAGCTATGAGACGACACTCAATTGTGTCGCATAGCCTCAAAGCCGAATCACCGAGTACCATGTGCTCCCACCAGAAACTGGGGAGAGCACAGAAGTAGTCCGTGAATGGGTAATGAGGTTCAATGTTGGTGTAGATGGTGAGAAAACGACTCTTATCACGTGGTAAACACGGGGGATAAACAGCCCCCGGCCCATGACCAGGCGTAATCTCACTCCAATCGATGCGTCCAATGACGCGACCGATTATTTGACGCGCGGTAACGAACAACGGAGCACTTGAATGAGCTTGATTAGAAGAGGTATTAGCCTCAAACCAAGTTTCCCAAGTGCCAATGTCCGTTTCGCAAGCTTCGAAGGCGCTTTGCGCCTCTTGAAGTTGTTCATATGTAGGTTCGATCTCGATCTTATAGCAGAACAAGAGCAACTGCCGCAGGAATCGAAGGTACTTCGGGTCTAGTGTAGACCGGAAGAGAGTCCAGAGAGGTACTAACCACTCTGGAAACACGGGTTCTTCACCCGTGCCTTCTAACCATTGTAACAGTTGTTTATCTAGCTTGGGACCTACTATAAGGTACCATTCATCAGCCATGTCATTGGGAGCGCCCACAAGGGGCACACCTGACAATTCACTAATGTCTGCTAGCAGGCATTCATATACATTGAGCATACATGTTAAGTGGGAAATACCCACCTGCCTATCTGCTTTTTGTGCTCTGGTCATTGACTCTCCTCCTGACATTCAATGTCTTGGGAGATATCATAGGCCAGGTCGATCAGGGCTTCCTTCGCAACATCCCCTTCTGGGGGAGTGAGTAAGGAGCCCTTTCCGAAACCGAACACAGGAACGGAATGCATACAACGATATTCTGACGCAAAGTACGGGGTAACCCGAAACAATACGTCATCAGTCATTGTACGCACCCGAAACTCCCGCGGTTCGATAACTGAGTCTATTTGAGAACCCCTAGCAAATGGGTACTTAGTACCCAACACTAGGAAGGACTCATGGAACTCAGGACGATGTAACATTCCAACCTTGTCGTATAGTAAGCCTTTTCCGGTCATTTCTGACCAGTAATCGGCCATCTTCAACGCTTTGGTTGTGCCATTTCTGTTCATGATACGCAACAACTGGGACTTCACTAAGAAGTCCATGAAGTGCATTTCTGACCAGTTTACGTTAGCGATCTTGGTATTCATCTGTTCGTTGATTAACTAGCATTTGACTATCAGCGTCACTAACGATACGTAGGTGTTACCCTACGCAGAACCTAGACGCAGGTCGGTTCTGGGCAATGAGACTTACTGTTCACGGACGGAGAGAATCTCGCCTTCGAGATCCAGACCGCTCGTGTTGGAGGTCCCATGAAGCAAGTTTACCAGCATCGCCTCGATGGCGGTGATGATACCTGCAGTAACCAGTACATCGTCAGGACGACGAAGCACAGTTTGGAGCGAGACAGGACGGACAACTCCGTCTGTCATAACCATGTGGTAGTCTATCCGGACGGTTGTACTTTTACTAAGGACTTTCGTCCTTGTATCAGTATAATCCCGATGTTGAATCAGGATCTCCGTGGGCAATGAAGCTCCACGAGAGATTTCCCGTCGAAGCGATCCATCCTTATCGGAATAGATCAGCTTGAAGGCTAGACCACTAACAGTGATATCAGCATTCATGTATGTTGAACTGTGACTATCTTAACGCTCTTAGGTTCGCGGTCAATTGACCGATCAGGCTCGCCGTAAGGAGAGCCTGCTTCTTTCCAAACCTACCACTGAGACTCAACGGATTGTTGAGACTCATTGGGCTTCTGGTGTATGAAGACAACCGAACTTGCGCTACCTGTTTGCCGTCGTAGATGCTCGTGTTGGTGCTATTGATTTGTGTATGATACACATCACAAATAGCATCCCACTTGCGACTAACGCAGGCTCCTGATATGTGGCGGGTACTGCCCGTAAGGGCATTATCCACCGCATTCAGGACTTCATGTAGGTCCACAAACCAGTCTAGCACAAAGGAAAAAGGAACTAATTCCCAGGCTAGACTAGCAGGACCACCGGCTCCGAATCGACTAATCAGGAAGTCTAGACGCTTAAACACGTCCATACTGTATCTGATAGATCGGACCCCGGTGACAGTGGCGACTTGTACACAGACTCCCTCGCTTTTAGGCGAAGTAGTCCAGTACTTGCCGACATCTGGACCTGTACCATAACCGACGGGAAGAAGCCCAGTACCCGTATCAGGAATAAGATATTCCACGACACGGCCTGACGTCTTCGCGTGCACAGAAACTTCTGTGCCGGCACTTGCAGCTGCTTGAGCTAATCGCCTCTTAAATGAGGCGGTCGCGCGAGACAGTTTGCGCATGTCCGAGATTATGGGGGCAACACCGAATGACCATCCTAAATGGAGTCCAGTAACGGTGCTTAAAGCACCAGTACTGAACCCCCGTAACGTGACCTTCTTGCGAAGGCCATTATTACGTCTCGTTGTAATGCTAATAGACTCCTTCAAACCGGCTTTAACACCGGAGAAGGTAACCTTTCGCACAATACGAGATCTGGCACCAAGCCCTAGTTTAACTAGGCGCTCGATGCTACGCCCTAACGTGACTAGCTGAGGGAACTCCACCGCATTCAGAAGTCCTTCGACTTCTGTAGCGTTGAAGAATTTGTCCCTAGCTTCCCGATAGAGCGTGTCTTCGGTTTTGGACCAAACAATCTGGAGGTTTCTGCTGCTTAAGTCGCCAGCATACGCACCCCATGATTCCCAGTGAGCATTAGGACCCGCCAAATCATATCGGTGGGCTCCACTACGGTACTCGTCGAATGGCAATGATTGCCTATCAATCGCGTATCGTTCGTGCTTTACTGCTTTCATGCCGCGGCCCTTGGAAGAGCCATCGTCACTAATGGTTTCATCTGAATATTCCTGGTACGTAGAACCTAGCGTACGCTGCACATTCGGTGTGGTGCTTTCAACAGCACCTCCTGGATATGCATACGTATGAGCTAAGAACGGACCAGCTGTCATCAGATTACTGTTTAGAATCCTGCCTCTATTACGCATGTTTGTATTGGTTTAGAACCTTTACATCTTCTTAATAGAAGATATTAGGTTGTCAGATGTGAGCGCCACCAGGCGCT